ATCTTCCCATAAGCTATCATCATCCATCACATCATTATCGTGCTGTACCTGTTCCGGAGTAGCGTCATCGTGGGCATGAGCAGCCTGGACCATGAGGTGATCCGGCTCCTTCTGGTAGCGGGGGATCTCGGTTAATTCATGTACGCGCTTGGTAGCTTCGTGCTTCCCAATATCGTTGAGAGTATCATAATCATCCAATAGGCCAGACTGATCAGGAGTGAGAGTGCGAGTGGTTGTGGAAGGTGTTTCAGCCTCAACGAGTTCTGCCTTGGTTATGTGGAAATAATTTGCTAAGAGTTCAATCCTATCGATTCGTGGATAGGTTCTTCCATTAACCCAATCTGCAAAAGTTGTGTATCTAATATTAAGGTCACGACATATTTCATTCCGCGATTTATTATTCAGGGTCATATACTTTTTAATATTCCTGGCCATTATCTCTTTATTCCCAAGATTATTTGTCATTGAAATCACCTCCGTGTACTCGCATAATACGATAAAAACGTAAAAAAATCAATGCAAAACGTAAAAAAATACGAAATAACCGTTGACAAGTGTGAGTAACTCGTATAAGATATAAATAACGGTTAAACCGTAATTTTGAGAAAGGAGAATGCCTCATGGAAATGACACTTAAGAGTGCAAGAGTAAACAAGGGATACACTCAGGAAGAAGCCGCTAAGCTGATCGGCATAACAAAAGATACGCTAAGTAACTATGAAAGAGGGAAGTCTTTCCCTGACGTTCCAATCATTAAGCGTATTGAAGATGTTTATGGCGTCCCCTATAGCGGCTTAAAATTTTGCATATAAATTACGGTTAAACCGTAAATCAACATTAGAAAGAGGGTGAAAAAATGACCGAAAAAGACCTGGAAAAGAAAGTAGAGGAGTTCGACCGGATAGTGATAGGGGATTTTCTGATACCAATTGTTGTGAGCATGGCCACGGCAATCATTACATACCACCTATTACACTAAGGAGCCATGTGGTTGCTGCTGAGACAACGATAGGAACAAACACCGACCGAATCACAAAATTCCTGAATGATATCCATGAGAACTCATAAGGATGCTGACCGGTATAACTCAGATGGAACACCACGGTCTCATCAAGAGCTGCGGAATACACATCAAAGCAGTCCTTAGTCTTCATGTATTCACAGCACAGGAAGATCTCCCGGGCAGACAAAGGAATGCCGGCACCGATCAGCTTTTCTGTATTGAGCATGTTATCGGCACCTAATCGCCGGGAATACTTCAAAATGATTCTTTCGTGTTTGGTCATAATAATACTCCTTGTCTTTTTAATCAGTATATCACAGGCAGAGGAGATGAAAGAAGGTGAAGAAATGACCCGGACAGAGATCGAGAAGGAACTTCGCCGGTACGTTAACGGAGCATGTGTTATGACTCTCTCTGAGCTGGCGGGTTCGTTAAAAATTAAAAACCAGTACCGGGTAAAGCAGAAATATCTGCAGGATGATCCGGACAGTGAAGTGCCAGTCATAAAGGCTTTAAGCGGTAAACGATATTTCATAAAGGATCTCGCAATCAGACTAATGGAGGATATGCGATGAGAGGAATTAAAACAAGACGGGCCCGGAAGAAGGAGCTCCTGAAGCAGAAGATCATCGGCTTTGGATTTGTCCTGCTTGCCGTGCTGATCGGAGCGGCAGAGTTCATGCTTTGGTATCTGTTCTTCCTGCCGGTGTGGCTGTTCGCACTGTGTGAGCTAGGATGCGTTGCGCTTTTCGTCTTCGGCTGCATCGTCGTGGATGAGGTCGAGAACGAAGAAGCGGACCGGTTCTGGGAGCGGTTTGACTTATGAGAAAACGCAAAGGACTCAGCAAGCATCTGAGGAAAAAGAGGAAGAAGGAACAGAAGGCAAAGGAGGGAAAGGATGGAAACAAGAGAAATGGATTGGCATGAGTTGGTCGAATTAACAGCCAAAGGACAAATGGCCATGACAACGCTGCAGGCAATCAGAGCGATTCTGCAGAACATCTATAACGACACAGAAGCCATCAATGACATCAGGGCAATACTGAAAAAGGAGGAGAAAGCACATGCCTCCTGAATATGACGAATGGGATTCAGAGGAACTTCTTCCGGATAACAGACCTGTCTGCCATCTCTGTGGAAAACAGATCAGCGGGAACACGGTCTATCAGTATTTCGGAGATTTCTACCATGAAGAATGCCTGCATGAAGTCCTGGAAGCGCAGGCGGAGGACACAATCGCATCTATCATGCGGGATGCATGCACGGATGCCGTGTGGATATAAAAAGAGCAGTGATCAACCCAAAGACGCACTGCTCAGTAACAACCAACTCAGTTATTACGCTGTTTATTCTAGCACAGCGGGAAAGGAAGTGCAATGAGCACACTCTATGAGTTAACTACTGACTATCAGCAATTACTGGAACTTGCGGAAGATCCGGAGATTGATCCTCAGGTCATTAATGACACACTGGAAGGACTTACCGGGGAAATAGAAGAGAAGGCAGACGGGTATGCAAAGGTGATCCGCCAGTTGGAGGCCAACATTCTGACACTGAAGATGGAAGAAGAGCGCATGGCCAGAAAGCGGAGAACAATTGACTCCAATATTGACCGGATGAAGGCATCTCTGGAACAGGCTATGAGGATTACTAATAAGCCCAAATTCCGGACGGAGCTGTTCAGCTTCAATATCCGGAAGAATCCTCCGAAGCTCGTTATTGACCAGGAATCAACTGATCATGCATTGGCTGATTATATTATCATCCAGCCACCGATCTGGAACAAAGCAAAACTGAAAGAAGATCTGAAGGCTGGAAAAGATGTCGATGGCATTGCACATCTGGAGCAGACCGAAACTCTGCAAATCAGATAGGAGGTGCGGTATGGCAAAAGTAATCGGTGTAATGGGAGAATCCGGATCTGGAAAGACAACAGCCATGCGGAATCTTCCTCCAGAAGAAACCTTCTACCTGGACTGTGACAAAAAGGGTCTCAACTGGAAAGGATGGAGAAACCAGTACAACGTGGACAAACAGAATTACTGGTCCTCAGACAGCTTCTCAGTAGCGCTCAATCTATTCGGGAAGATCAATTCTGATAAGAAGTTTCAGCACATCAAATATATCGTTGTGGATACCATTAACGGTCTCATGGTGGCGGAAGAAATGAAGATCCTTGCTATGCAGTCCGGAGATAAGCGATCCGCATGGAGTGATCTGGCTCAGAATGGATGGTCACTGATCAACAAAGCATTAGAGCTCCGGAGCGATCTTACCGTTATCATTCTCTGTCACTCAGAAACTATCTCCGATGACAACGGGATCATAAGGACCAGGATCAAGACAAACGGACGAAAGCTGGAAAAGCTTGTTCTGGAATCCAAGATGACCACGGTAATTTGGTCAGTAAGGCAGGACGGGAAATACAAGTTCATCCTGTCAGCTGATGGCAGTACCTGTAAGGTCCCGCTTGGTGCATTCGAAGAAGATGAATGCGAGAACGATATCACAATTGTAATCAAAGCACTTGAAGAGTATTAAGGAGGTTCACTTATGGCATTACCAACATACGACAAATCCAAAAGACGCAAAACATTCGAACTGCTGCCGAAGGGCGCTTATGTAATCAAGATCAAGGCGGCCAGAGAAGACGGAAACCGTAATGGATCGGGTTCACATCTCACTATCGCATTTGATATCGCAGAGGGCGATTTTGCCGGCTTTTATGATCAGCAGTTCCACGCTAATACCAATGAAGATAAGAAGTGGCCGAATGACGCTACCTTCTATCTTACAGTACCGACAGACAATGCGCAGTCATATGTGTGGGACAACTGGAATACATTCTTCGCAGATCTGGAAGATTCCAATAATGGATTCGTATTTGGCGGAGATCCGGCTTCTCTTAGAGGAAAAATCATCGGCGGTAAGTTTGCCAATGAACAATCCGAATATAACGGAAAAGTCTATGATCATACCAAACTGCGCTGGACTTGTGTTGCAGAAGATGTCAGAGCAGGCAAAGCAGGAAGAATGCCTAATGATAAGCTTATTGCTTCCAGTACTCCAAAGCCTGCTGCCATTGATGGATTTATGGATATTCCGGATACAGCAGATGAGGAGCTGCCATTCTAATGGATTATTTCGAGATCGAGGAGGTCTTATCTACCTTCCGGATCATAGCGGATACACGGGAGCAGAACACCTTAAAGGCTAAGGACAGATTTAAGGCTTTTGAGGCACCTGTTGAACGGGCTACGCTGAAATACTGTGATTACTGTGCAAATATCACGCTCCCAGACAAAGGACCGTTATACGACATTTCCGACACCATTACTCCTTCCTGCTGCATAGAGAGAAAGATGTCCTTGGATGAACTGGCAGGATGTTTTACCCGGGGACGCGGACGATTCGAAAGGGAATTTGAACGTGCGCAGGATCGTGGAGCCAGAGTATTTCTCCTTGTAGAGGGAGCCTCATGGGAAAGCATAGAGAACCACAGATACAGAAGCAGATTTAATCCTAAGGCCTTTAAGGCTTCACTGGATGCCTGGATGATCCGCTACAACATCACTCCGATATTCTGCAAGGCAGACACTTCCGGAAGAAGGATCAGAGATATTTTGTACAGAGACATTAAAGAACGACTCGAGAGAGGAGAGTTCGATGGCAATGACAAATGACCCAAAG